ATAGCCCTCTGTTGTAAGCTGCCTGAGAGCCTACATCTGCCGCGCCACGCGCTTCACACATCATGTCCATGTACCACGCTTGGCCCCTAGTATCACCAGTGTACATAATGCCCCTGACAATATAAACGCCATCGGTCGCAATACTGGCAGGGTTTGACGTGGTGCCTTCAAGAGAAATGTTTCCGTTATTGGTGGTATCAGTGATGCGGCCACCAGCCATCGCGATTTCGTTGTTACTCAGCGCGGTTCGGTACACTGACGCCTGATCCAGTTCAATCAGACCGTTGACCCTGATGTTCGGGTTAATCAGACAGCGAACATTGACGCCGTTGCCGATGGTCTGCTGAGGCATGCCTATCAATCCAGTACGACTATTCAATTTAATGGCTTCATGCACATATTCGGTGTTAGATACCATCTCTCGCTTTCCATCAACAAACATCCATGTGGCATTACACTGCTTGGCCACGTTATCCATTATGTTGCGCGTCATGCCGAAAACGACGCGACCACGAGGAAAAACCGTGGGTGGTGTTTCTGGATTGCGGCCTTCGGTAACCCCATTGACCGAAAAGTCGTTCATTACCGCTTTATTTAGATCCGCGACCGTCCACCCCGCCGCCAGTGTCTGGCTAGACATCGAGGTCACAAAGGCCTGATCACTATCAGCGGCCTGAATCAGAACGTAGGAGTCAATCGGGTTATCTTTTCCGGTGACCGTATAGCGTATTTCACCACTGAATATCAGACCGTAATTCTGACCGTCCATCTGCCCAACGTCATCTATATTGACCTCTCGCACCTGTCCTATTTCACTTTGGTCAACGTTTGTGGCAACCCCATCGTAACCGGCAATAATCCGAACCTGAGAAAACTCCTGACCGGTGATCTTATTGATGGTCTCTGCAGATAGGTTGTAAATTTTGATGGTTCCAATACGATTAGCGCTACTGATGTTGAACCAATCAATGTTGAAGGTGACCTTAAAGTCAGACAACGTAATACCTTCACCTTTCTGGTCTAAAAGCTGTAACTCAAAATGACGTAACCAATTCTGACTCATGATTATTCCTGAATAAAATAGACATGGCTCATTAAGCCGAGATTTGTTTTCGTTGGGTACTCGAGAGCGTCATCATCCGATAAAACGACAATCTTCCCGTTAATGCCAAGCTGTGGATACTGCTCCAGTAGGTCAACCCCAACCACCAGCGGGACACCCGACAAGATAGCCTCACCGTCGGCGCTGGACACATCCATAATCCATCCCGCTACATCACGCCATATCAGGCGAATAGTCGTCGTAGAACCATTCAGTTGAATATTGAATTGCTGATTATCAGGGGTTAGGGGGATTTCTACAGCGTTCATCCTAATAGGCCTCCCACCGTTGATTTAAGTAATGACACATTGGCTGGTTTTGCCGTTTTATTGCCAGTATTGATAACGCCAGACGTGCTCACCCCCTGAGTCATATTCTTCTTATCAGCCACGGTGATTTCCTGCGTTTGGCTGACAAGCACCTCACGCAAGGTTAATACGCACATCAGTACATTTTCGCTGGTGCGGTCTGTAGTGACCTCAATACCGCGGATCAACATATTGGTGTATGTTTTCTTGCCCGTAATAACGTCAAACGGCTGACGTGACTCCTGCAGCTCAAGGATTTGTTGATAGGTCTCTTGTGGGCTTAGCCCAAGGCTCAGGCCGATTGAAGACGTATCCACCAAGTCTAATAGTGAACCACCGCCAGCAAAGCCACATTCCATTGTGACTTCACTTGGTCGTTTATATGCATGGTCAGATACCGCCGCGCCAACTTCGACAGGGTGCTCAGTGATTTCCAACATGTCCTGATGTTTCTCGGAAACAACGACGCTTGGCACAATCACGCCGATACTTCGGTTTTGCTGACGAAATATTGCAGAAAGAATATCCATTACGAGTTACTCACTTGGTTTCTACGCAACACCTGCGCATTAGCGTTAACCTGCCGACGCTCTACCTCTCCGCCTATTTCGGCAGCATTACCCCCATAGATATGGTAGGTATTCTTTTGGTCAACCGTTGTCGTTAAGCTTCCTCGCCCGCCCATTGCTGCGCTGGCAATTAATTCATTGCTATAAGGGTTACGGCCGTTTTCATGATGAATAATGCCACTCATAAGGGACGCCATAACTTGTGGGTCCTTAAGATTCAGCATCGCATTTGGTGATACACCCATCATTTTAGAAAGCTGATCGATATAAGCTGCCGTGTTGTTCTCATTACCCGGAGCCCAAGTTGAGATAATATCGGTGAGGGATGTCAATCGGCGTCCCGTGGTCTTTCCTTCAAAATATCTCATTAACTGGTTTGCCATTGCCTTTAACCCGTCATAGGCAGTGTTAAACCTTGCAAAACGCCCTCCTGGTCTTTCTAACTCAGCGCCAACCTGACCTCGATAATCAATATTTCCGGGGTTGTTGTTGCGTATCCCTCTCGGGGCATGGGCAAACTGTGCATGCTGCTCTGGTTCATTATCACCACGCATCCAGCGGCCAATACTCCGCGGATCCAATCCCGTTTTAGACTGAAACCAGTCTGCAGCGCTGTTTGCGCTATCGGTAACGGCGGGGAGAGCATCAGGCTGATCCTGCCCTTGTGACATCAACTGCTTGCCGATGGCATAGGCTTCCTTCCAGTTGCCCTCTTTGATGGCGTTGAGAAGGTCGCCAATCATCGTCATCATCTTGCCGAACTCACCGAATTGCTTCGTTAAATCTTCAATATCACCTTTAAGCGTCCAGTTTTTCAGGTTGATATTGAGAAGTTTGGCAATTTCAATGCCGACGCCTTTAATGGAGTCTTTTAAGTCTGTTAAACCTTTCAGCGCTGAGCCTATTTCAGACTCCCACTGCCCCCAGTCGATCAGACTTTTCCCGCCTTCCTTCCATGTTTTGTAATCGTCGTAGAGAAGCCCAAGCCCTACAACCAATGATGTGATCATGCCGATAGGTGACATTAAGAAGGCGCTATTCAACAGTCTCCAAGCTATCAAGACGGCACCGAGTATTTCTAAAAACTGTTTGCTCCCTGCATCGAGTTTCTTCCACCATTCGATAACCTCACCGGCACCTTGAATCACACGATATGCCATGCGACCAAATGCATCAGCCAGCCAAAGAATACCTTTGATGGTCTTGGTTAATGTCCCTTCTATTTTGGGGAAGTTATCCAGCAGATTTTTGCGTAGATTGTCGATGTCACCTGACAGCCCACCAGCCAGATTAGAGCCAATTTTATCGCGTAGAATACCGAATAATCCGGTCAGCCCACGCATGGAGGTCATAAACTGGTTAGACTGTTCGGCTGCTCTCTCAGCGTTAAACCCTGTCTTTTGCAACATGGACTGATAATCAGCATTGAAACTGCCAAGCCCGCGCCGCATAGCCATTAACGTGTTTTCATCAATACCCAGCATCTGTGCATACTGGTTAGCACGGTAGTAAGGCATCTTGCTGAGTTGCTGGCCAACACTCGTGAAGACAGCGGCCGTGTCCCGCATATTGCCTTGGGCGTCACGCGTCTGTATGCCTAAGCGATTTAGAAACCCTTCCGCGCCCGGATTATTACGCATAAAGCGACTCAGGCTTTCGAGTGAGGATTTCGCGGCTTCTGCACTGCCGCCTGTTTGTGAGGCGGCATATCCCAGCGCTTTAATGCCGGCAACACTGGCTCCGGTTCGCTGAGAAGCCCAATAGAGATTATCGAGACCACTGGCGATTTGAGTTGTGAAACCATAAATGGATAGCGCGGCCCCTTCAACAACCGTCCCAAGCTTTAAGACGTTGGCTGTCACGCCTTTTAGGACGGCTTCAAACTTATTGGCACCGGCCTCATCAATATCAAACCCCAATGAGACCAGAAAGTCCTTGATGGTGTCAGCGCTCATTATCCTGTCTCCAGCGTTCTATTCTGGCATTGTTATCAGCCTTCATATCGATGTAATCGTTCATTAACGCGATATCGTAAAGGTCGATATGGCCTGTCTTGATCTCGGCCATCGTACACATACCCGCATCGACCGGGCGAAGAATGTAATCCTCTCCACCCGGCAACGTATCGAGCACTAAGCCGCTGGCTTGTCCTGCGTCTGAGCTTCTGGGAGTTCGCGCAAAAAATTTCCCAATGAATCGGCGACCACCCGCGCCACTAACTGAAGCATCGTAGGCAAGTCGATATCGTCAAAAGCCATCACGCCTTGACCAAATACCGGTACCCAGCCCTTCATATGCTGGCGGGATACCACGGAGAGACAAGGATAAATGATGGCGTTAGTGTCCTCGTCACTAAGATCAGAGGCGGCCTGCGCTATCTTAGGTAAGATGTCTTCCAGCACACCTTCGGTATCACCGGCCGCAAACTTACCTTGTACGGTACGAAAGTCAGAGACAACGCCAGCCAGCACAGGTAAGAGCTTTCGTGATACCTTCAATTGATCGAATACGCTCAGTTTCGCTGTTCGGTACTGAATACCTTTAATTTCAAATTCCATTGGTTAAAACTCCCCAAGTAACTGGTCGACCTTGCCGCCATCGAATACCCAAGACACTGTGCCGCCGTCTTTGGCATTCTTCCAGTCAGGCTGTTTTTGGAAAGCGCAGGCACGGATGGTTGAGATGTCGCCCGACGCGGTGTTTCGAATAACAAACACGTTGTTACCCCATGTAGATGAGGATTGGCTCTGCGCGTTATATGCCAGAGATAACTTTTTATTGACCGGAGATGTTTTCAATAGCGTCACCGTCACGGTACCCGCCTTTCCCGCATGCAGGGAATGCATGACCTCACCATCGGCACCTACGGTCATGGTGTTTTTTGCTTCGGTCATGCTAACAGTGATGCCCTCTTCCGAGTTGGCGGAGCCATAACCAAGGTCAATAACGCCAGTCGGTCCCGTCATGGATGCTGTAACATCAAGAAATGAATAAGTAGACATTTATCGCTCCTTAGCGAACCACGTTGATCTGAACATCGGCGTAGTGAACAGCCCCCGCCAATTTACAAGCCACCTGAATCAGGGGAGCTTTACGCGCTTCGCGATCGGATTGCGCCTGCTGAGCCAAAGGTTGACCATAGACGTAATAACCCTTGGTTAGCATGTCACCCGATGCTAGCTGCCCGATTGGGCCGCCGTTCCAAATACCAGATGCAATCAAGCCGTTACTGACAGCCTGATCCATTGACTGCTCAACATTCGTCAGTAGGCGAGTGACACCTGCGTCAGTCTGTGGAACTTTGGTTGTCGAGGTATAAAGGAGGTTATACAGATTGGTTTGTACGTAGTTTTGCAGCCAGTCCAGCCCGTGGCGCTCGTCGAAGAAATCACCGTTAGCCATGACACCTTGCTGCAAGATTGCGGTGTCATTGGCGTAATACACATAGACGTTAGCGTTTTTTGCATCGACTGCCGCGGCCTGATTAACTGTGAGTGTTTCATAACTCACCGTCGGCTCTTGCTTAAACTTCAGGGTAATAGTGGTGTTGTTACCCGTGAAATTAACGGTAAACGCACGACCGAACGCAGACAGCGCAGCGTATTTATTGCTGGTTGAATACTGAATGTAGGTGCGGGCATATTTTCCGGCCTTAAGCTTAGAAGCCAGATCATCAGTCGATGTCGTACTAATCGTCTTGGCATCAGAAGTGGTTACACCGAAAATACGGCTCAGGCTAGACGCTTCAATCGCAGTCGCCACCCCAAGTAAGTCATCATCAGGAATGGCCTCATCATCGGCAACGCCTAGTCCATACCAATTCGTGAACTGTAAGCAGGCATTCACCGCCTCTAACAACTTCTCAGGATCCCCTGACTCTGCAGACGCCAGCGTTTTCGCCCAGCGCCCGATATAAACCTGTGTCGGTTTAGGTGACTGTGCAAAAAACACCGCGGCTGCCTCATACTCTGGACTATCAATGCCAAAGTCCCCGCCGATATCCTCTACAGAAGCATATAAACGAATACGCTCAGTAACCGGAATTACTGTGGATGTTCCCAGAATCAGCAGGGAACCAAAATTTCGACCCGTGGCCGCCGTCGGCGACATGATCACATCAACGTTCACCACGTTGGATACAGGTAAGCCCTGTGCCATAGATTAATCTCCAAAAAAGGTTACTGATGCATCCACCAGCGATTTAATGCCGTATTCGCGAACAACTTTTCGACGCAAAGTGACCGTCATGTCATACCGTCGCACCCACTGCTTGTTAATTTGTTCAGGGAAAGGCGTGATCGCGCTGTACTCCTTCAGCGACAAACCTAGCGTGTTCAATTCAGTGTTATTTTGTTCAACAGATATTCCATCACGGAATATTGAGGCGAACTGCATTCCTGATGGGCCATAGAATGACGCCATGCACTCGAACTCTTCATGCCGCCACAACTGCGAGCCATCTTCCGTCTGGACAGCAAACGCCGGACTGTTATCAATGGGCCACCCTGTCACGCCAAAAGCACACCAGTTAGTTTCTACCGAGGGCATTGCAGGCTGATCTTTCTGCCAGCGAGCTCTAACCATTGTGTTAGGCAAACCAGAGACATTGCACATCCACCGGCTAAGCAATCGGTCAAGCGCCTGATCGTATGCAGGGCTATCACTGACGGGCCTTAACCAGCCAGCCTCTGTGCTTGTGTTATTGCTCAATTGGCGTCCCTCCATCAAACGGAAGGAGCTCACAGTGCGCCTGCACAAACCCAGCACCATAGGCGGTATAGGGATCGACAAATGTCACACGGTAATCACGACTCTGATACGTCACGATGTCAGCATCACGACCAGTTTGGCCTTGTGTTAATCGTTCGGTGGTCACAATCAAAATTGCCCCGCTGATAATCTGCCCTGACTGCATTCGCCGGTTCTCCAAAGAGCGGTCTACCGTAACCACACCAGAAAACTGTGCTTTCACTTCTTTGTTTATACCAAACCCATCATCATCAACGGTCTGGAGTCTGCGAGTTACCCACAGGTTGGTATCGCAAAAATCAGGATCAAACAGGACATCAGTCACATCAAGAGTTGGCATCTTTATCCCTCACTACGTGGGTTATCGCTCGGCGGTATTGCCCCGTGTCAATCAATGGGCGTGCATTGGCGTTATCTGGCGCGTTACCTGCCGCTCGACTTTCCAGCTCAGCTGCCGCACCTTTGCGCCCACGTCGCGCGCGTGCCGCTACCGTGCTATCCGCAAGTGGTGTAAATCCCGCAATTGTCATGTACCGCTTAACCCCGTTGACAGCTACCGTACCGGCCTGATTCAACGAGCGTTCTGCACTGGACATGTTTCCATCAAGTGCATGTTTCGCTGCCTCTTTTAGCAAGGGTACCGTTTGGCCTTCTGATGATTTCACTCCGGGTTGTAAGTGCGGACGAGGTGGGATATTTTGAGCGGGAGAGCCGTATTCGTTTAGATAACCGATCCCCGCATTGCCAAACGGCACATCCTCACGCTGGCTATCTCCCTCAGGGATACCCACCAGTACCTCTTTCTTTCCGATAGCCTTCAGCGCGTCAAGAATGGACTGAGCGGTATCCAAGCGAATTGAGACGCCACTTTTCATAACTGTCGCCCACCTGCACCGAACATCGTAATAAGCTGATAAAACTCGGCACCATAGCGCGTGTTATTCCAAAATCCCGCGTCAGGGTTAAGTGTCTGACTGGTGTCATAGCTAACACTGACCTTATCGACTGATTTCGAGGCCTGCACGCCGTTGGTTGAACCTCCAGCGCCGCCGACGAGCATTGCCCGGCTGTCAGCCGCCCACAACGCCATGTAATGGGCGACAAACAACTCTACAAAGTACGGAAACAGCGCTTTGCCTGTGACGCTCTCACTCAGCAGCACATCAGCCAGATTTAAACGAAACAGGATTTGTACTTCGGGGTATTTGGTAACATCGGCGAACTGGGGGAAGTCGCGGCGAAAATCACTTACTGTCGGTAGACTTTGATTTTTTGCCATCGGTATTTTCTCCGCCGACAAGGGATAACTCATCCAACTGATTCTGCAAGCCGTCATTCAATACTTTGGCTTGCTCAAGCGCACCTTTCAGCTCTGTAATAAAGGTCTCTTTTTCCGCGAGCTGTTTTTGCAGATCTTCAACCAGAGGTTGTAGATCATCAATGCTAACGACTGATTTATCCGTAATCTCAGCGTGTTCCTTAGTGAACCAGTGTTCAGCAACACTCAAAGCCACATCGTGAAATCCTTTGGCAAACTGGCGCTTTTCACCATCGGAAAAAGTCAGTGTGAAAGGTGTATGAACGAGGATAGAAACCATTTTTTCTTTGGCCATTGTGACAATCCTTTGGCCCCCATGTGGGGGCCGTCATCGTGATTAAATCCCGTCCACGTAGGACAGCGTTTCTTTGTACACAGGCTCAACCGCACCCAATTTTCCGTAATAGGTCACAATCTGGTATAGACCGCGATACTGCACAGGGATGCTCTGCAGAGGAACAAGCGGGAAACGGACATACTTTTTATCGTTGGTGTAGGCAACCATGCGATCCTTGCCACCAGCACCACGACCTTTCAGCCACTTAACCGCGCGGATATTCAGAGGAATACCGTTTTGATGATAAGTAATGGTGTTGGTCTGTAAGTAAGTCAGCAGTGACTGATTACCTGCAGAAGAAACGATGATGCTAGCCAACAATGCAAATTGCTCTGGCGGGATCAGCAAGTCTTGCGGAACGACGGAATAACCCGACGCCGCCCATGCGTGAGAAAGCACGGCGTTAATACTCTCGCGAATTTCATCCGGCGTCGAAGTGGCCCATGTTTTTGGTGCGTTGTTCAGTGCAACACCACCTAAGTTCACCAAGCCATTCAAGCCCAGAGAAGTATCGCCGATGTATACCTGCTCATCAGTATCCATATTCCACTTAAGTTGCATGCCGTCGTACTTCTGGGTATCGATAGGACGACCCACTTGCTGCGCTGCCTGCAACTCAATGACTGTCCAACCCAACTCCATACCCCAGAGGTTAACTGGATTGCCGGATTTAGTGATATCGACGTTCACACCCGCAATCGCGGTGGAGTCTTTACCGATCCAGTTTTTGCCGTTTGGGTTCGCCCCTGTGCCAGCAGCGCCAAATGTGGTGTTAGTCCAGCTTGAAATGTCATCTGCGATAGAAACATCTTCACGCAGTTGGATATCTCGGCTCCACGTATACCCAACTAATGGCAGGTTTAGTCCTTGGTCAAGACGTTCCAACTCGCCAATTAGAAAGGCACCTGAAGCGTCTACAGTTGCCTGATCAAAAGTTAACATTCGTCTTTTCCTTAAATCTTCCAAGAAATCTCAGCGTTGCCTTCGGCATCGCCAGCACCCGTGAATTCTGCATTCGGCAGCACCACGTTTTTATCAGCCACAGCGGTGGACATGAACCCGCCTAATGGCACATTGATGGTGTCATCTAGAGAAACCACCACATACACTGGGTCACCCTTTTTAATGGTGCTGGCATCAACGCTAGAGCCAAGGTTTACGGTCATGTAGCCACGCTTCATAGCGTCGCCGGAGAAGTTCTTATCCGTACCCACTTGACGAACCATGTCAGGCTGAGAGGTCGTTGGATAAGGACGAACGTAAATCCCCTTTACCTTGTCGGCGGTATCACCATTCGCCAGAGGTACGAAAAATCCGTCTGCGTCGTATTTGCCAGCCAGACCGTAGGCTGCGAAGGCGTTAGCGGATTTAAGGATCACCGGTTCAACGGTCAAATCCTGAGGGCGTGAGATAGCCCCGGCAATGCCTACAGGCATCCGGTATAGATATGCTGTCATCGTTAATTATCCTTTGCGATTAGCCCAGAATTCGGCGTTAGCTTTGTTGAGGGCGGAAATGCTCGGTGTACCCAGTGGACTTTTGGCATCACCGGTTGTTGTGCGGGTGTTGCGGCCTTTTGCCAATTCAGAAACGGCGGTAAATGCCATCTCAACAGACTGTTTCGGTAATTTACGTATATCTGCATCACCGACGATCTGGCGGACAAGCGCTTTGTCTGC